ATCTTTGATGGATCGTTAATCTCAATAGAACCAGCCTCGAATACAACTCCACCAAGACAGTCCGTTTACAGCCAAACCAGTCGAGAATTAACCCGATGCCAGCCAAGCGATCCAAAGTGCTACGAGGGGCAATTAAGCCACGCATCCAGTCGATACCAATCAAAGGCAAATCTAAGCTCGATGACGTAAAGCAGTTATGCGAAATAATCGGGATGCCGCTTCTACCTTGGCAGGAACACGTCCTCAAGGACATGCTGACTACTGACGCTAAAGGCAACTGGATTCGTAAGACTAACCTGCTACTTATCGCTAGGCAGAACGGCAAAACCCACCTAGCCCGTATGCTAATCCTTGCCCACCTCATCAAGTGGGACTCACGCAACGTCCTCATCATGTCCTCTAATCGAAGCATGGCTCTGGACACCTTTAGACAAGTCGCTCAAGTATTGGAGAACAATGACCACCTCAAAGGCTTCGTTAAGCAAATCCGCTACGCCAACGGCACAGAGTCTATTGAGATGCTGGACGGACGAAGGCTGGATGTTGTTGCGGCAACTAGAGATGGATCTCGTGGACGTACTGCGGACTTCCTCTTCATTGACGAACTCCGAGAGATTAACGAAGAAGGATATAGAGCTGCTATCCCTACAACTAGAGCGCGTCCAAATGCTCAAACGCTTCTTACCTCAAATGCAGGAGACGCTTTCTCGGTAGTCCTCAATGGCATGAGAGAAAGAGCCCTAGAAAACCCGCCTAAGACATTCGGATTCTATGAGTATTCGGCTCCCCAATATTGCAAGATTACAGATCGTGCAGGTTGGGCTCAAGCCAACCCAGCACTCGGATATACGATTAGTGAGGAAGCCCTTGAAGAAGCAGTTGCGACAAGCCCTATTGAAAACACTAGAACTGAGCTGCTATGCCAATGGATTGACTCGCTCGCTTCTCCGTGGCCTCATGGCGTACTTGAAGAGACGAGCGACTCAACACTCACGATTCCGGTGGGTGGCTATACAGTATTTGCATTTGATGTCAGTCCGTCTCGCCGTAATGCAAGTTTGGTTGCTGGGCAAATACTCCCAGATGGTCGCATCGGAGTTGGAATCCTACAGACGTGGGAGTCACAAGTAAGCGTTGATGATCTAAAAATTGCAGTCGATATAAAGGCACACGCTGACCTCTATCGACCTCGCCAAATCTGCTACGACAAGTACACAGCCCAGTCGATTGCGGACAAGCTCTCAAACGCCGGACAGATTACCCAAGACATTTCCGGCGCTTCCTTTTATCAGAGCTGTGGTGATCTACTTGATGCCTTGGTCAATAAGCGATTAGTTCATGCAGGACAAGCCAACTGGATTCAGCAGATGAATAACTGCGCGGCCAAGACCAATGACTCGGCTTGGCGTATCGTAAAGCGCAAGAGCGCGGGCGATGTATCAGGAGCGATTGCAACCGCGATGGTTGTCCACATGCTTTACAAACCACAACAGGTAGCGGCTATATACACAGAATAATCTATATGTAGTGTATAATTACTCTTCTATGGGCATCTTTTCGCGTAAGCCGCAAATCTTGGAAGCGCAAGCCGCTCCACAAGTAATGGGTGAGAACCTTCCATCACTTTACAACGCCATGGCATTGCGTGTGTCTCGCAAGGATGCTATGTCAGTCCCCAGCGTGGCAAGAGCCCGCAACCTAATCTGTGGCACAGTAGCCAGCATCCCGCTTGAGTATTACAGCAAAAAGACAGGCGAGAAGATTGCAGCTCCTAAGTGGATTAACCAACTAGCGGGCAACCAGCCTTCATTCGTAACTCTCACATGGATCGTGGATTCACTTCTATTCTACGGAGTATCTTATCTTCGAGTTACAGAACGCTACGCAGAAGATGGCAGACCATCACAGTTTGAGTGGATTGCTAACTCACGCGTTACCTTTACAACTGATTTAGAAGGTATTTACGTCACCCAGTATTATGTCGATATTCAACCTATCGCAATGAATGACATTGTGACTATTCAGGGATTCGATGAGGGCGTGTTAGAGCGCGCTGGTCGCACAATTCAATCCGCTATCGACATTAACAGAGCCGCATCTATCGCATCAGCTACTCCAATGTCTAGCGGCATCCTTAAGAACACAGGCGCAGACCTACCTGCCGCCGAGGTCTCTGGACTTCTCGCAGCTTGGAAGCGCAGCAGAAATAACAACTCAACTGCCTACTTGACCTCGACTCTTGAGTTCCAGTCCACACAGTTCTCACCTAAAGACATGATGTATAACGAAGCGATTCAGAATCTATCTACTGAAATTGCCCGCGCAATGAACGTCCCTGCTTATTACCTTTCAGCGGATCAGAACACCACAATGACTTATGCCAACGTCCAAGATGAGCGCAAGCAGTTCTTCGCTCTAAGCATCGAGCCCTATGTTCAGGCAGTACAGGCTCGTCTTTCCATGGATGACATCTCTACAGCAGGGCACGAAGTCCGCTTTGCAGTCTTTGACACATTCCTAAAGAACGATCCATTGGTTGAATTGCAGGTACTTGAGAAGCTCTTAACTCTTGGAATGGTAACACCAGAGCAAGCGATGGAAATGACAGATTTAACTCCTAACGGAAGCGAAGGAATCAGTTAATGGAAACTCTATATATCGAAGCATCCTCAATCGAGTGCAGCGAAGAACGCAGAGAAATCAGCGGCAAAATCGTTCCTATGGGGTCAGGCGAAATCGGCAACACCAATCTTGGTGGAGTTGTATTCGAGGCTGGTTCTATTGAGATTAACGATCCATCAAAGATTAAGTTGTTATCACAGCACGACATGAAGAAGCCAGTTGGTCGCATGGTTACAGCCACAGTCCGACCAGATGGCATCTATGCAACCTTCAAGCTCTCACGTTCTACAGGTGGCAACGATGCGCTTGTCATGGCTCAAGAGGGTCTTGTCTCTGGTCTTTCAATCGGCGCAGAGATTATTGCATCAGCACCTTCACGCGATGGACACACAATCGTCACAGCCGCCAAACTCAAAGAAGTTTCTCTAGTAACCGAGCCAGCCTTTAAGTCTGCTCAAGTGTTAGAGATCGCAGCAGAAGAAGTTCTTCCTGCTGAGCAAGTCCAACCAGAAAGCGAGCCACAAGTGGAAGAAACCACTAAGGTTGAAGCTCCAGCAGTTGAAGCAGCAGCAGAAGAAGCGGCTCGCCCAACAGTTGCGGCATCACACTACGTCCGCGAGCGTACAGCGCCAATTACATCAGCGCAGTATCTCGAAGCATCTATTAAGTCAGCCCTAGGCGATGACGAAGCCCGCCGCACAGTTCGTGCAGCAGACGATTCAACATCAACTAACACAGGCTTGACACTCCCACAGCACCTTAACTCATTCATCACAGACACCTTCTCTGGCCGTCCTGCGTTCGATGCAGTTACACGTCAGGCTTTAATTGAGTCAGGCATGTCCTTTACAGTCCCACGCCTCTACACACAGGCATCATCAGCAGACACAGCTCCAGCAGTTGCAGACGTTAATGAAGGCGCATCAGTCACAGACACAGGCATGACATCTGCTTATGACACAGTTTCAGTAAATAAGTTTGCTGGACTTAACCGCGTCTCATGGGAACTCATTGATCGTTCATCACCTGCGTTCATGGAACTCCTAATGGCAGAACTCCGCAAGGCATACGAAGCAGCAACAGATAAGGCTCTTATCGCTGCGTTCACAGCCGATGGAACACAGGCAACTTCAGTTGCTACAACAGCAGCAGGACTCCAGTCATTCATCTCTGTAGAAGGCGCTAAGGCGTACAAGGGAACTGGTGGAGACTTCGCTAACAAGCTCGTTGCATCAACAGACCAATGGGCAGCAATCACAGGTTACGCAGACACAACAGGTCGCGCACTCTACTCTGCACAAGGCGCAACACAGAACGCATCTGGAACAGCAGTTGCTTCAAGCGTTCGTGGAAACATCCTTGGAACTGATCTCATCGTAGATCACAACATCACAACATCAGGAATCATTGACGAGTCAGCGTTCCTCGTTGCTCCTGGTTCTGTCTATGTCTGGGAGTCACCACAGACACAACTTCGCCTGAATGTTCTTACAACAGGTGAACTCGAAATCGCACTTTACGGCTACCTCGCAATTTATGTGGGCAAGTCAGGCAAGGGCGTTCGCCGCTTCAACATGACTGCCTAATAGCAGTTACCTAAGTCGCTCAAGGGGGCTGCCAGAGCCCTTGCAGTCCCCTTGAGTCTTTAGAAAGGATAACAATGAGCATCACAACAGTTGCAGAACTTCGCACAGCATTAGGCATCGGTACTCTTTACACCGATGCTGTATTGCAGTCCGTCTGCGATGCTGCCGATGATGTCATGTTGCCTTTTCTATGGACTAACACGACTCCAGTAATCGGGCATAGCAACACTACCAACACAGGCACTTCATATTTTCAAGATCGAGTTGATGACGTGTTCTATGTGGGACAGTCTCTAAATATCACAGGCTGCGGAAGTAAGCATAACGGCAATAAGACTTTAACTGGCGTAGGTGAGTATTCAGTAACTTATGCAATTACAGGCAATAACAATGTCGCAGCGCCTTACCACCCAATCAACCCTTACGGCAAAGCAGCGGCAGATACTTACGTTGATTACACAACCATCCCTGCAATTCAGGAAGCCAGCCTCATGATTAGCGTGGCAATTTGGCAAGCACGACAGGCACCGACTGGACAGTCCGTATCTATTGACGGCTTCGCTCCAAGCCCTTACACAATGTCTAATCAGCTCATGGCTCGCGTTCGTGGCTTACTAGCACCATACCTAAGCCCTAACTCTATGGTGGGCTGATGCCAGCGATAACCACCCTACGTTCTAGCATTGCAGCAGCTCTTACTGATAACACAAAGTGGTCAGTATTCTCCTACCCACCTGCTACACCTATTGCTAACTCTGTAATCGTCAGCCCTGCTGATCCTTATATTGTTCCAAGCAATAACGACTATACGGCTATTGCTCCATTGGCTAACTTCCAGATTTCTATCCTTGTGCCATTGCTTGATAATCAGGGCAACCTTGCCGGCATCGAGGATGACATCATCAGAGTATTTCAATTACTCGAAGCATCTAGCATTGTCTTTAACGTAGGAAGCGTGAGCGCACCTGCTGTGCTTAACCTACCTACAGGAGACTTGCTGACCTGTAATGTGCAGATCAGCACCCTTACGGAATGGAGTTAATCATGTCAGATTGGCACGATGAGCAGAAAAAGTTCTTGGAGAAAATCGGACAGGTTGCTCCAAAACCAGAAGCAAAACCAACTACCAAGAAAGATGAGGAATAACTGAAATGGCAGTATTTCTAAACAATGGCGTAGTTCTAACAGTCAATTC